AGAATTGGTGATAGATGGGTTGAAATAGATACTAATGGTAAATTAACTTATTATGGTAATTATCCAAATTTAAGTAAATTTATAAGAGTTGGTGATTTTTCTGATATGGAAGAAGATGGAGTATTTAGATTTCCAAAATCTGTAGTTCCATTTGGACATGCTGCAGTTAAAAATCCAAGTCCTGGAGCAACTCGAATACCATCAGCATCGTTTAAAACAACTCAAACTGATGCTAATGGTACATTTGATGCATCTGTAGCACATGGTATTGATTTAATAACTAAATATGTTAAAGATGATAACATGCAATACTTGGCTCCGATAGCAAATTCAGCAAATGCAGGTAATAATGTAACTATGAGTCTTTCTGATATGTATGGAAATGATAATTTTGATTCTTCAATATCCTCTACATATTCTAAAGCAGGTAATCCATTATCATTAAGTGGTTCAGCAACACAACAATTGAAGTTTGTTGTACCTTTACAATGGGGATTTGATGGTAGAAATCCAGCAATTGCTTATTCTGTTGGTGCAGATATTGCAAATTCAAATACACAAGGATTTGATTGTCAAAGTTCTACTGCTAGTGGTTCAGTAGCTTATAAACGAGCTATTAACGCAATTAGTAATCCTGACGAATTTGATATTAATTTATTAGTAACACCAGGTATAATTCATGGATTACATTCTACAGTAACTAATCACGCGATATCTAAAGTAGAATCTCGTGCTGATGCATTTTATATAATGGATGCAGCAGGATATGGTGATACAATATCAACAGTTAAATCAACAATCAAAGCACTAGATACTAATTATGCAGGTGTTTATTATCCTTGGATTAAGATAGAAGATAGAGATACTTCAAGACCAGTTTGGGTACCACCTTCAGTAGTATTACCTGGTACAATCGCATATACTGATAAAGTAGCTCACGAATGGTTCGCGCCAGCAGGTTTGAATCGTGGTGGATTGACTACAGTACTAGAAGCAAAAACAAGATTGACTCACGCAGAACGTGATGACCTCTATGAAAATAGAATCAATCCTATAGCTTCATTCCCAGGTCAAGGAGTTGTTGTTTTTGGACAGAAAACACTTCAATCTAAACCATCAGCATTAGATAGAATTAATGTTCGTAGATTGTTGATTGCAATGAGAAAGTTTATTGCAAGTGCATCAAGATACTTAGTATTCGAACAAAATAGTCAAGCATTGAGAAATCGTTTCTTGAATATTGTGAATCCTTATCTTGAACAAGTACAACAAAATAGTGGTTTAAGTGCGTTTAGAGTAGTAATGGATGATTCTAACAATACACCAGATGTAATAGATAGAAATCAATTGGTTGGACAAATATTTATTCAACCAACACGTACAGCTGAGTTTATTGTGTTAGACTTTATCGTACAACCAACAGGAGCAGCGTTTCCTGAGTAAGTTTGACTTATAAATAACGTATATCGTATACTAGAAAAACCTCACTATAATGTGGGGTTTTTCTTTTTATACTAAAATTATTGAAAATTTATTTAATTGATATTTATTTATGAGTATGAATAAAAGACTTTTAGGAGATTAAAGAAATGGCTACATTAGACCCTTCAGAAATTATGTTTACACCGTTTGAGCCGAAAACTAAAAATCGGTTTATTATGTATATCGAAGGTGTACCTGCTTATTTAATAAAAACTGCCAACAGACCTCAAATACAGTTTGAAGAGATTGTTTTAGACCACATCAATGTTAAAAGGTATATTAAAGGTAAAGGAGCTTGGCAACCAGTAGATATTACTTTATACGACCCTGTTGTTCCTTCAGCTGCACAATCAGTTATGGAATGGGTTCGTTTATCTCACGAATCAGTAACGGGTCGTGATGGATACTCAGATTTTTATAAAAAAGATGTTACATTTAATATGTTAGGTCCAGTTGGTGATGTTGTGGAAGAATGGACATTAAAAGGTACATATATTGAAACTGCAAACTTTGGTGATTTAGATTATGCATCAAGTGATCCTGCAGAGATAACATTAACACTTAAATACGATTACGCAATCTTACAATTCTAATTAATAATAGGAGTTAAAAATGAGTGAATGGATAGTCGCAAATTGGGAATATATTTTAGTAGTTATTTACGCTTTAGAAAAAATCGTAAAACTTACACCTACTAAATATGATGATATCATTTTTGATATGATTTTAAAACCAATTAAAGATAAGGTAATGCCTTCAAAATAAAATTTGATTATTAATAAATTAGTTATATATATTAATAGGTTATTAATTTTTAATCACAAAGGAGTCAGTTATGGCTAACGAAAGTAAATTCCCTACTGAAGTAGTGGAATTACCGTCTAAGGGATATTTTTATCCAAAAGACAGTCCACTTGCATCAGGCAAAGTGGAAATGAAGTATATGACAGCAAAAGAAGAAGATATTCTTACTTCACCTAACTTGTTGAAACAAGGAATTGCTATTGATAAACTTTTAGAAACATTAATTATTGACAAAAACATTAATATGAATGATTTACTTATAGGAGATAAAAATGCACTTATTATTGCTGCAAGAATACTTGCCTATGGTAAAATGTATGAATTTGTAACATTTGATGAAAACGGTGAAGAAGTTAACGCAACTGTAGATTTAACTACGTTAAATGATAAAGAAATTGATTTCACAGGTTTAACAGAGGGAGTTAATGAGTTTTCATTTACATTACCAAATAGTGAAAGAACAGTAACACTTAGATTTCTTACTCATAGAGATGAAAAAGAACTTGAAAGAGAAGCTACAGCATTAAAAAAAGTTTCAAGTTCTGTTGTTAAAACAATGACAAGTCGTATGAAAAGAATAATAGCTTCAGTTGATGGTAATTCAGAAAAACAACATATTAATAAGTTTGTTGATAATGAATTTTTATCAGTAGATTCATTAGAGTTAAGAAAATATTTAAATTCTATTAATCCTGATATAAATATGATTACACTTGCCACTTTTCCTGATGGTACAGAACAGGAGGTTGCGGTGGAACTCACCGCACAGTTTTTTTGGCCTTCAGCCTAAAGACAAACCTTTAATTCACGAACAAGTCTTTCAATTAATATATTTTGGAAAAGGTGGTTTCACTTTTGACGAAGTATACAATATGCCTATTTATTTACGTAGTTTCTACTATAAAAGATTGGAAAAACAGTATAAAGAAGAAACTACTCAAATAAAAAAAGAGCAACAAAAACATAAACAAACATTTCCCCGTATAAAAAAATAAATTTTACTATTTTTGATATTTATAAATGAATACCCATATATTTAGGAGTTTTAAAATGTCTGGTAAAATAGGTAAATACACATATAAAAACGAATCAGTACTTAACGAGTTTATTGGTTCTTTAATAAAAGCTTTAGCTGGAAGAAAAGCTAAACAGATAAGAAAACAATTAGCTAAAGATCCAGAGATGCAACGATTAATGTCTAAAATTGAAAAAAGTCAAAAACAAATTATGGCAAAAGCTGAAAAAGAAAGAAAAAATAATCCAGAACTGGATAAAACTCTAAAACAAGCTGGGATATAATTCATTCTAAAAAAACAATTCAATAGGAAAACAAATGCCAAGAGGACCTAGAGAAGCTGATAGAAAAACTAGAACTTATGCACAAGATTTAAAACAAATAGCTCAAAATGCTAGAGGTATAGAAGAAGTATATGCCCAACTTGAAATTAGAGCTCAAAAACTTGCTAATGTTACAGAAGATACAAGAGATAGATTTCAAGATCAAGTAGATATTGGAAAAAAATTATTAGCTAGTAAAGAAAATGTACTTAAAACAGATTTATCAAGTTTAGGTTTAGCTGAAAAAATAAGTGATGCTAAAAAGAAGGGTAGAAAAGATGAAGTTGAAATTTTAAGAACATTAAAACTTCGTGTTGATCAACAGAGAAAATTACAAACTGCAGCACAAAAAGAAGTAGACTCGTTTAATGATAGACTTGGTGGTATTCAAAATATTGTATCAAAAATTCCAGTAATAGGAGGAGCATTAGGTAGTGCTTTAGACAAAGCAGGTAAAATTTACGAAGACGGAATTGGTGAAGGTATGAGTCAAGGTGAAGCTGGAATGAAATCACTTGCAGTGGGAGCAAAAGCAGTAGGTGGAGCTATAGCACTATATATAGGTAAAAATTTACTTGAAAGTATGCAAGGTACTGGTGCTGGTTTAATGGATATTTTAAGTAGACCAGAATTTATCTTTTTTGGTGCTGAATCAAGAGCTATAGCAGACGAGTTTGGTAATTTAGAAGAATCAAGTATGAAACTTGGTTTTCATATGAAAATGATGGCATTTTTTACTGGAGTATCTGCTGAAAATCAAGCTAAGATTATGGGTATGATGGCGGCAACTTCTGATTCAAGTCTTGAGGTTTTACAATCACAAATGATGACATATAAACAAGCAGGTGTTCCATTTAAAGCGATAATGGAAGATGTTGCCGGTAATACAGAGTTTTTTGCTAAGTTTTCAAAAGATGGTGGTGCAAATATATTTGATGCAGCGAAAAGAGCAAAAGAATTAGGTATTAATTTAGGTGATGTAGCAAGTATATCTAATTCATTACTTGATTTTGAAAGTTCTATTGAAAAACAAATGGAAGCCCAAGTTCTGTTAGGTCGTAATTTAAATCTTGATAAAGCAAGACAATTAGCATTTAGTGGTGATACAGTAGGTTTACAAAATGAAATTTTAAGACAAGTTGGTTCAGAAGCTGAATTCAATAAAATGGCTATGATAGCAGGAGTATTGGGAGCAACAGCAGGATTTTTAATAGGAATGATTCCTGGATTTGGATTAGCTTCTATAGGTAAAGGGTTAGCTGGTGCAGTAGTAGGAGCTGGTGTAGGTATGATTGGAGCAACTGCAGGTAAAGCAATAGGAATACCAGGTCTTGCAGAAGGTGGAATTGTAAATTCACCTACTTTGGCTATGATTGGTGAACAAGGAAAAGAAGCAGTTGTACCATTAGGTGCTCAAGGAGTTAATGTTGATATGAAAGAAACTAATGAGTTATTACGTGCTTTACTTGGAAGTA